GCGCCTGGTCGACGAGAAGACGGGCAGCCACTACGAGGTCATCCCGGCCGACGCGGATGTCGAGCTCGGCCACAACCCGCACGCGTTCATCCTCGACGAGGTCCTCTCCCAGCCGGACGACTCGCTGTGGGTCGCCATGCGTACAGCGGCCGGCGCACGCGTGCAGCCACTGATGCTGGCCATCACCACCGAGACCAAGGACGGCGTCTCCTTCGGCGCCGAGTTCATCGACGAGGCCGACCGCGTCCTCGAGGACCCGGCCCGGGCGCCGCACCACTTCGTGTTCGTGCGCAAGACCCCGCGCACCGTCGACGAGCTCGAGCGGCTGTGGCGGCTGTTCCCCGCCCGCCCCGAGCTGCCCGTCTCCCTCGACCCGTGGGACGAGAAGAACTGGGCCTGGGCGAACCCCGCCCTCGGGTCCTTCCTGTCGGTCACCTCGCTGCGGGAAGAGGCCGACGAGGCCCGCAAGAGCCCCGCGGCCGAGGCAGGGTTCCGCCAGTTCCGGCTGAACCAGCGCGTCTCGCAGGTGACGCGGTGGATCCCCATGGACCTGTGGAACGCGTGCACACGGGAGATCGCCCCCACCCCCAACTGGATCCGGGCGCGACTCGAGGGCCAGCGCTGCTGGGGCGGACTGGACCTCTCCAGCAAGCTCGACCTGAGTGCCTGGTCGCTGCTGTTCCCCGACGGCTCGGCGCTGTGGCGCTTCTGGGTCCCGGAGTCCATCACGCCCCTGCTCAGCGAGCACACCAACGGCGCCTTCGAGGAGTGGGTGAAGGACGGTTGGATCACCGAGACCGACGGCGACACGATCGACTACGACACGATCTACGACGACGTCGAGACCGACCACAACACCTTCAAGATTGTCAACGTCACCTACGACAAGTGGTGCGGCGAGCCCGTGCGGCAGGCAATCGTGAAGCGGACCCGGCTGAAGATGCTGGAGTCGAACACCACATACGACCGGATGACACCCCCGATGACGGACCTGATGCGCCGTCTGAAGGCCGCCGAGCTCGCCCACTACGGCAACCCGGTCGCCCGGTGGATGGCCGACAACGTCGAGAAGAAGAGCCCGCGCGACGACCCCGTCCGCCTCAGGCCCGTCAAGCCCGACCGCGACAAGAGCGGCAAACGCATCGACGGCATGGTCAGCCTGCTCCTCGGCGTCGACGGCGCCATGCGCGGCATGCCCACACCGTCCGTGTACGAATCGCAGGGCATGGCCCTCTGACCAGACAAGGGGGTGCGCGGTGGACCTGTGGGACGTCCTCGCGCTGCTCGGGATCGTGGGCCTCGGCGCCGGGCTGTGGATGCTCGCTCCCTGGCTCGGCGTGAGTGTCGCCAGCAGCGTGCTCATCGCCGTCGCCCTGAGCGGCTCGATCCTCTCCGAGAAGGCCGCGGCCCGCCAGGCGCTCATCGACGCGAAGAAAGGCGGTGCCTGATGGGCTACCTGCGCTCCGCGGTGAAGACCGTGGCGAGGGCCTCGGCCGGACCGCTGTCCTCCATCGCCACCCCCGAGAAGTGGGTCGTCGACTGGTTCACCGGCAACATGGCCAACTCCTCGGGCGTCCGCGTCGACTACGACACCGCGATGATGTACGCGCCGTTCTTCGCCGGGGTGCGCGTCATCGCCGAGGACCTCGGCCTGCTGCCGCTGTTCCTCTACGAGCGCCTTGCCCGCGGCAAGGATCGCGCCACGTCGCATCCGCTGTACCCGCTGCTGCACGACGCGCCCAATCCGATGATGGGCGCGATGAGCTTCAAGGAAGCTCTACAGGGCCACGCCATCACCTGGGGCCGCGGCGTCGCATACGTCGTCACCCACCAGCGCACCGGCGTGATCGAGGAACTGTGGCCACTGCGCCCCGACCGGCTGTGTATCAAGGTCCGGCAGATGGGCAAAGGCCGTGTCGAGCGGTGGGTGCAGTACCGCGACGACGTCAACGGGATCTACGCCAACCTCGCCCCGGGCGAGTTCCTGTGTATCAACGGCCTCGGGGACGACGGCGTCACCGGCTACTCCGTCGTCGAGCTCGCCGCGAACTCCATCGGCCTGGGCCTTGCCACCGAGCACTACGGCGCCAAGACGTTCTCCAACGGCTCGGCTCCTGCAGGCGCGCTGTCACACCCGGAGAACCTCTCCCCCGAGGCGCGCAAGCGCATGGCCGACGACTGGGAGAACATCCACCGCGGCATCGAACGCTCCCACCGCGTCGCCATCCTCGAAGAGGGCGTGCAATGGCAGCAGGTCGGGCTGCCCAACGACGCCAACCAGTTCCTGGAGACCCGCAAGCTCCAGGTCACCGACATGGCGCGGTGGCTGCGCCTGCCCCCGCACAAGATCGGCGACCTGGACAGGGCCACCTTCAGCAACATCGAAGAGCAGCAGCTCGACTACATCAGTTCGGCGCTGAGCGCATGGCTGACCCGCTGGGAACAGGCCATCCTCACCCAGCTCCTCCTCCCCGAGGAGCGGGCGCGGTACTTCCCCGAGCACCTGGTCGACGCGCTCCTGCGCGGCAACACCATGGCCCGCTACCAGGCGTACGCGGTCGGCCGCCAGTGGGGCTGGCTGTCCGCGAACGACGTCCGCGAGCGGGAGAACATGAACCCCGTCGAGGGCGGCGACGCCTACCTCGTGCCGCTCAACATGGTCCCCGCCGGCAGCGGAGCTCCGGCCCCCGAGGACGACGAGCGCGCGGCCGCCCGCCGGTACGCACGCATCATGCGCGGCCGCGGAATCGCCGCGCGGGACGGGCTCGCCGACGCGTGGGCACCGAAGATCGAGGAGGCAGACCAGGAGATCGCCGACCTCGAGCGCAAACGGGTCGGCGCCCTGGTCGACAAGCACCTCGACACCGGCGGCCGCGCCCGGTCGACGCCGGCGTTCCTCGCCGCGCTGTCCGTCCTGTACGCGGAAGACGGTCCGATCGGCCAGGCGATGACCGCGCTGTGGCTGCCGCTCATGACCGCGTTCGCCGCGGACGTCGCCGAGGACGCGGCCGAGGAGGTCGGCCACGAGGACGACGTTGACCTGTCCACGTGGGCGCACGCGTACACGCTCGCGCATGTCGCCTACCGCCTCGCCTCGTCGTTCGGGCAGCTGCGCAAGAAGACCGAGCAGGCCGACACCGAGGAGGACGCGGCGGCCGCGGTCGTTGAGCGGCTCATCAAGTGGCAGGAGGAACGGCCCGCGCAGGCCGCCCGCTGGGAGGCCTCGCAGCTTCCCAACGCGGCCGCGCGCGAGACGTGGAAAGAGGCCGGCGTCCGCTCCCTGCAGTGGGTCGCGCGCGGGTCGAAGAACTGCCCGTACTGCACGAAGCTCGACGGCCGCACGATCGCCATCGAGAAGCCGTTCATCGCCAAGGGCGACGAGATCGAGGGCGACGACGGCGAGGCCCTGAAGGCCAAGCGCAACACCTTCCACCCGCCGGTCCATGCCGGCTGTGACTGTCAGGTGGTGCCCGTTGTCAGCGACTGAGCAGCACAGCGAGGAGTACCTGCGCGGCTGGCGCGACGGCTACGGGCAGAGCCGCGACGACGAGACGGACGGCCTGGACCTCCGCGACGGACCCGAGCCGACGCCCGCACGGCAGACCCAACGGGCGCCGCGCGACCGGCAGATACGACACCCCGGGAGGGACCGATGAAGGGCCAGCGTCACTATCTGCGCGGCTACGTCCAGCGCGCCGACGACGACCAGGGCGACGACGCCGCGGGCAAGCCGCTGACGATCGTCGCCGCCACCGCGGGCCGCAAGGACGACGGCCTCAACCTCACCATGAAGGGCGCCGAGCTCGGCCGCTTCGACGCCAACCCAGTCGTCGGATACGGCCACTCGTACTGGGGCCGCGACGGCCTGCCCATCGGCCGCTCTGACAAGACGTGGATCGACGGCGACGCGCTGAAGATGGACATCGTCTTCGACCAGGACGACGACTTCGCCCGCAAGGTCGAGCGCAAGTACCGCAACAAGATCATGAACGCGTTCTCCATCGGCTTCAACGTCTGGAACATCGCCGACGACGGAACCCCCGAGGGCTGGGAACTGTTCGAAGTCTCCGCGGTGCCGCTGCCGATGGACCCCAACGCCATCGTCGAGTCAGGCCGGGACGAGCAGCTCGCCCTGGTCCGCGGTCTGGTCGGCGACCGGACCGACGCCGAGGCCTTCGCCCAGGCCGTTATGGCCCACCTCGACGAGCTGCAGAACGGCCCCGCACGCGCGGGCGCGGTGCTGTCCAAGAAGAACAAGACGCTCGTGCAGAACGCGGCCACCGCGCTGCAGGAGCTCCTCGACGCGGCCGGCGGCACGGACGACGAGGACGAGGACGACGAGGCCCGCGCCGCGCACCAGGCGCGGCTGCTGCGCCTCGCCGGCGTGCGCTGACCCACTGCCACTTCCGCCCCCATACCGCGGGCGGGCACACCCCAGACCCAGGAGGGGACGGAAATGACCACCCTGAAGATCCGCGAGCTGAAGGCCAAGCGCACCAAGCTGGGCGCCGACGCCAAGGTCCTCATGGAAGCGGCCACCGGAGCGGGCCGCTCCATGACGGGCGAGGAGGAGACGCAGTTCGACGCGCTGATGGACGAGCGCGACAAGGTCGACCAGACCATCGAGCGCGCCGAGCGGCTCCTGGACGATGACCGCCAGGGAATCGACGACGACCCGGACGAGCCGAACGGGCCGGGCAAGCGCGACAACGAGGCGCGGATGGAGGCCTGGAACGCCTACCTGCGCAGCGGGCGGCCCGCGCTGACCTCGTCGCAGGCCCGCGCCCTGAACGCGGGCAACGACCCGGAGGGCGGTTTCCTCGTCGCCCCTGAGCAGTTCGTGCAGCAGCTCCTGCAGAACGTCGACGACATGATGCCGCTGCGAGGCCTGGCCAAGGTGGAGCGCCTGACCATGGCGGAGTCTCTCGGCGTGCCGACCCTCGACACCGACCTCGACGACGCCGAGTGGACGTCCGAAGTCGGCACCGGCAGCCAGGACGACAGCCTGCGGTTCGGCAAGCGTGAGCTGCGCCCGCACCCCCTCGCCAAGCGGGTGCTCGTCTCCCGCAAGCTGCTGCGCGCCTCGGCCATGAACCCCGAGGCGATCGTGCGCGAGCGGATGGCGTACCGCCACGCCACCGCGCAGGAGAACGCGTTCATGACCGGCGACGGCAACCAGAAGGCCCTCGGGCTTTTCACCGCCAGCGCCAACGGGATCTCCACCGGCCGGGACGTCGACGTCCCCACCAGCGGTACGGGGTTCGTGCACAACTCCACCGATGGGTACGCGGCGGACGCGCTGATCACCGCCAAGTACACGCTCAAGTCGCAGTACCACGCGAAGGCCCGGTGGCTGTTCCACCGCCTGGTCCTCGCCGAGATCCGCAAGGTCAAGGACGGGGACGACCAGTACATCTGGAAGCCCGGCCTCGGCGACAAGCCGGACACCATCCTGGAGATCCCGTTCATCCTCTCGGAGTTCGCCCCGTCGACCATGGCCGACGACGACTACATCGGGATGCTCGGCGACTTCTCCTTCTACTGGATCGTCGACGCCCTGCAGTTCGAGGTGCAGCGCCTGGTCGAGCTGTACGCGGAGACCAACCAGATCGGGTTCATCGGCCGCGCCGAGACCGACGGGATGCCCGTGCTGGAAGAGGCGTTCGTACGGCTGCAGTCCGACGACACCGTCGTCTGACCGGCCCTGTCTGATACCGCTACTGCTTCGGCCCTGCGGGCCGGGAAGGACACCGCGCCATGCGCAACGACATCAAGAACCACCTCTCGATCGTGCAGACGATCGAGCCGGCCAACTACCAGGCCACCGAGACCGGCACTGACATCGACCTGGCCAACTACGATGCGGCCGCCGTCGTCATCACCGTCGGCGCCTCGACGGATACCGGGTTCTCCTTCGAGGTACAGGAGGCCGACGACGACGGCACCGGCGCCCCCGACAGCTACACCGCGGTGGCGGCCGCCGATCTCGACGGCACCGAGCCGGCCACCGCCGTGGCGGCCGCGGTCACCGTGCTCGGCTACCACGGCATCAAGCGGTGGATCCGCGTCGTGGCCACCGACACCGGCACCGGCAACGCCGACTTCGGTGTCGCCGTCGTACGGGGCAAGGGCAGGGTGAAGCCGTAATGCGCGTGCGATTCGAACGCCGGATGGCCAGCCCGACGATGAGCGCACAGCCCGGGCAGATCGTCGACCTGCCCGAGGACGAGGCCCTCAAGCGCATCAAGGCCGGCGTCTGTACCGCGGTCGACCAGCCGAAGCCCCGACTGCGTGACCGGCTCCCCGGCCGCCGCAAGGAGGAGCCGGCCGACCTGCCGAAGGACAAGCCGCTCGAGAAGCAGACCGTCGAACAGCTCAAGGCCTACGCCGAGAAACACGACATCTCCCTTCCCGAGGGCGCTAAGAAGGCCGACATCCTGGCTGCTATCGCGGCCACCGAGGAGTGAGGTACCGGAAGGGGGTGAGCGGCCGTGGCGTACGCCAGCGCTGAGAACCTGCGGCACTTCCTGCGTCACCCGGACGCTTTCACCGCCGACGAGATCGCCCAGGCCGAGCTGCTCATCGAGCTCGCCGAGGGCGCCATCGACGACGAGACCGGCCAGCCGCTCGAGCAGTCGCAGGACACCGTCATCCTGGACGGGCCCACCCGTGAGGACCCATGGCCGCACACTCCCGGCACCGGTTCCCACAAGCTGATCCTTCCGCGCTGGCCCGTCTCCGCGGTGGAGTCCGTGACGCTCCTCAACGACGTCGAGGACGACGAGGTCCTCACGTTCGGCAAGGACCAGGACTTCACCTGGTCCGCAGCCGGAACCATGACCCGGGTCAACGCGTGGTGGCCGACCGGGGACCGGTGTATCCAGGTCGTCTACACCCCCGGCTACGCCACCATCTCCAAGGGCGTCAAACGGATCTCGCTGCGTCTGGCGGCCGCAGGGTGGGGCAACCCCGAGCTCCTCGCCTCCGAGTCGCTTGGCGACCACTCCAAGGCCTGGTCCGCCGAGGCCCTCGGCATGGTGCTGTCCGAGGCCGACAAGAAGACCCTCGGCCTGTACCGGGCGCGGACATGATCGGGCGCTGGCTCAACAGGCCGCTGCAGGTGTGGCGGCCACAGGGCGAGGACGACGGGCACGGCGGTCAGGAGGTCACGTACGTACGTCAAGCAGATGACGTACGCGCCAAGGTCGACCAGCCGTCCGCGTCCGAGCGCCTCCTCGCCGCGCAGACCGACTCCGAGCACAGCCACGACATCTACCTGCTGCCGGCCGCAGACGTACGCCGCGGCGACGAGCTGCGCGACGACGGCACCGGCGAGAAATGGCGGGTGACCGCCGTCCTCGGGCCGTCGACCCCCCGCTACCGCAAAGCCCAAGCCCAGCTCATCCAAGGAGAAGGAGAGACCAATGGCTGACCTGGACGTCACCTCCGTGCCGATCGCCACCGGCCTGGCGGACGTCGCCGACGAAGCGGTCGCCGCCGCAGGAGGCGGGGACACCGCCCCGGTCGGCCCGAACCGCTTCCTGTACGTCAACAACGCCGACGCGTCCCCGCACACCGCGACCGTGGCCACCCCCGGCACGGCCAAGGGCCACGCCATCGGGGACGCCGCACTCGTGGTCGCCGCCGGCGATCACGGGATCCTGCCGCTTGCGAACATCTACCGCGGCGCGAACGGCCGGGCAGCCATCACCTACGACGACGTCACCTCCGTGACCGTCGCCGTGCTCGAGCTGGAGACCTGACATGGCCGAGGAACCGGCAGCACCGCGGCGGCCGTACGTGGCCAGCGAGGCGCACGAGTGCAAGCAGCGCGCCGAGGACCCGGCCAAGAGGCTGGAGGAGCGGCTGGTGTGGGCGGTCCTCGCGGTCGCCGCCGAACTCCACCTCATCCGCAAAGAGAAGCGGCGCAACCGGTAGACCGGAAAGGGGTGCGGACGATGGCACGCAGAGGACGGGCGACGGTCACGATCACCGGTCTCGAGCGGCTGCGAGGCCGCCTGGAGGATCTGCCCGACGACATCAAGCAGGCCCTGGTGAAAGCCGTGAAGGAGTCCGCTGAGGCCGTACGCGACGACACCAAGCGGGGCGTACGGGTCGGAGAGGGCACCCTGCGGGACAACGTCGGCATCGACTACCAGGAGGACGGCCTGGTCGCCACCGTCGGCTGGCACGACGACGAGCACTACTACGCCACGTTCCACGAGCACGGCACCCGGAAGTTCCCCGCGCAGCCTGCCCTCGGTCCCGCCCTGGAACGCGAACGCAGGAACTACCGGGCCCGGCTGACGGAAGAGGTGCGGAGGGCACTGCGGTGAGCATGCCGGTCTCCGCGTCCGCTGCCCTGCCAGTCCAGGACGCCGTGCGCGCCGCGCTGCAGGCGGACACCGCGCTGATGGACCTGGTCAAGGGGATCTTCGACTGGGTCGAGGAGAAGCAGCCCTACCCGTACGTCAAGATCGGTCAGGCCCTCGAGACGCCGGACAACACCCACGACAGCCACGGCTCGCGGACGCTGATCACGCTGCATGTGTGGTCGCAGCACCGCGGCTACGCCCCGGCCCTGACGATCGCGTCCCGGGTGCGGGCGCTGCTGGAGCACCGGCCGCTGACCATCGCCGGACACCGGCACGTGGCCACGTACTTCGTGTCGCAGCAGACGATCACCGATCCCGAACCGCCGGGCGACATCCGGCACGTACCCATCAGCTTCCGGGTCCTGACCGAGGTCAGCCCGTGACGCCAGCACACAGAAAGGATGTGATCCGCCATGGCCGGTGAGGACGCAACCGGAACCCAGCTCAAGCGCGACAGCACGGGCGGCGGGGTGTTCGTGACGGTCGCGAGTGTGGAGGACCTGTCGGGGCCGTCCCGCTCCCGCAACATGATCGATGTGTCCGCGCACGACAGCCCGGACAACTACCGGGAGTTCGTGAAGGGGATGAAGGACGGCGGTGAGGTCACCGCCACCATCAACTACCGGCCCGGGGAGACCACCCATCAGGCCCTGGACGCCGACTTCGAAGAGGACGACCTGCGCGCCTACCAGCTCGTCATCCTGCCGGGCGACGCCGACGAGCACACCTGGGACTTCACCGCGGGCATCAGCGACATCAGCGACGAGTTCCCCCTCGACGACAAGATGGTCCGCGAGGTCACCTTCAAGATCTCCGGCAAGCCCACCCTGACCGCGACCTGACGAGGAGTACGACATGGGCAGCCTGAAGGAACAGATCCGCGCCGCGCAGGACATCAAGACACAGCTGGACGTGGAGATCCCCGAGTGGGATGTGACCGTCGACGTGCACGGCCTGCCGTCCGGGGACTGGGAGGCCTACCAGAACAAGCTCAACAAGATCCGCTTCCAGGAGGGCAAGGACGGCGCGGAGATGAACGTCCGCTCCAACCGGGCCGAGATCGTCGCCAAGGCCCTGTACGAGCCGGGCACCGGCCAGCTCGTCTTCCGCGACCTGGCGGAGGGGATCGCGGTCCTGTCGACGAAGTCGGCGGGCACCGTCGACGGGCTGTTCAAACTCTGCCGTCACCTCTCCGGTGAGGACCGCGACTTCGAGCAGAAGGTCAAGGACGCGGAGGGAAACTCCGACGGCGACCAGAGCTGAGGCTGCTCTACGATCTCTCTGTCGCCTACCAGCTGCCGCCGGATGCGGTGATGGACCGCTTCACCGAGGAACAGATGATCCACCTGGTCGCCTACCAGAACCTCTACGGGCCGATCACCCCGAAACGCCTGGACATCATCCTCGCCCGCCTCGGCATGGACGTGGTCAGCCCGCACATGAAGCGCGGCAAGCAGCCCCGGCTGCGGGACCACCTCATGGTGTGGTCACGCGCGGACCGGCCACGCCGCAGCGGCCGCGAGATCCTCGGCATCGTCCAGGGCATCCAGCGGCAGTTCGAACGCGACGACGCACGGCGCACCGGGCATATGGGCCGGCGCGGGAAGCTGGAGGCGCGGCATGGCGATTCTCGATGAGCTCCTGGTGCGGCTCGGCGTCGACATGTCCGACGCCGAGAGCGAGATTGACCGCGGCTCCCGCGGCATCACCGGGCGCCTGGACGGCCTGGCCGTGGCCGGCGGGGTGGCTGCGGCCGGGCTCGGCGCCGCGTTCGTGACAGGCCTGGAGTCCGCCATGGATATCTCCTCGGCGACCACACAGCTGCAGAACCAGCTGAGCCTGACCGACGAGGAAGCCGCCCGCGCCGGCAGCATCGCGGGAGACGTGTTCTCCGCCGGGTTCGGGGAGTCGGTCGGTGAGGTGACCACCGCCCTGGGCGGCATCTCATCGGCCATCGGTGACCTGGGGGGCTTCACCGAGGCCGAGCTGGAGACGATGAGCAAGAGCGCGCTGGGCCTTGCCAAGACCTTCGAGGTGGACGTCGCCGACGCCACCGGGGCAGTGGGCAAGCTCATCAAGACCGGCCTGGTCAGCGACGCCACCGAGGGATTCGACCTGATCACCACGGCGATGCAGAAGGTACCTGCTGAGCTGCGGGACGATCTCCTGCCGACCATCCAGGAGTACTCCACACAGTTCCGCCGGGTCGGCCTGGACGGACAGACGTCCATGGGGCTTCTCCAGCAGGCCGTAGAGGCCGGCGCCCGGGACCTGGATCAGGTCGCCGACGCCCTCGGCCAGTTCGGTGAACGCGCGCTCGCCGGCGGCAAGCCCGTCGAGGACGCCTTCAAGAGCATCAACCTGGACGCTGCCGATATGGCCAAGATGATCGGCAAGGGAGGCAAGAGCGCCGAGCAGGCCCTGCAGATGACCATGGATGCCCTCCGGGGTACCGGGGACGAGCAGGTCAAGCTGAACGCCGCCGCCGCCCTGTTCGGTGATCCGGCGAACGTCATGGGCGAGGCCCTGTTCGCGCTGGACCCGGCGACTGCCGCAGCTTCCACCGGGATGGCTGACGCTGCCGGTGCGGCCAAGGCCCTGACGGACGGCATGGAGGGCGACCCCGCCCAGCAGTGGAACTCCATCATGAACACGCTGTCGACGACCCTGGGGCAGATGCTGCTGCCAGCCCTCAGATTCGTCTCCGAGCTGTTCAAGGAGCATCCGGGCCTGCTGCAGATCGCGATCCCGATCGTCCTCGCGCTGGCGGCCGGCCTGGCGATCGCGGCGGCCGCGCAGTGGGCGATGAACGCAGCGTTCCTCGCCAACCCGATGACGTGGATCATCGTGGGAATCGTCGCCCTGATCGCGGTCATCGTCGCGATCGCCACCAAGACGACCTGGTTCCAGGACCTGTGGCGCACCGTGTGGGGCGGGATCAGGGCCGCTGCCTCGGCGGTCTCGGCCTGGTTCACGGGCACCCTGCTGCCAGGGGTCACCGGTGTGTTCAGCAGCATCGGTCGCGGTGCCGGCGACATGTGGCGGACCGTGAAGGGCTGGTGGAACAGGCTCGTCGGCTTCGTGACGGGCATCCCCGGCCGGATCTCCAGCGCAGTTTCCGGCATGTGGGACGGGATCCCCCGCGCCTTCAAGGGCGCGATCAACGGCGTGATCGGCGCCTGGAACAACCTCAGCTTCACGATCGGCGGCGGCTCGATCATGGGTGTCGACATTCCCAGCATCACCCTGAGCACGCCGAACATCCCGATGCTCGCCAAGGGCGGTATCGCCACCGGCGCCACCCTCGCCATGGTCGGCGAGGGCCGCGAGGACGAGGCGATCCTCCCGCTGTCCCGCCTGGAACAGATGATCAACACGGCGCGGGCGCCGTCCGTGAACAAGGTGCAGCCCACCACCACGCGCGTGGTCTTCGACGTGACCGGCGCCGACGAGGACATGAAGCGGCTCATCGCCCGCATCATCCGGCTCGACGGCCCAGAGGCCCTGGGCCTGCCAGGGGGTGGATGACGTGCCGCGGATCCGCACAGAGATCCAGATCAACGGCGAGTGGGTGGACATCAGCCTCCATGTCCTCAACCGGCAGGAGCTGGTCATCAACTGGGGGCGCAAGGACGAGGCCTCCCGGGTCACGCACACCAAGGTCGCGCCGCAGATCAACAACCGCGACGGCCAGTACTCCGACGACAACCCGTACTCGCCGTACTTCGGGCTGCTCGGTGAGAACACCCGCATCCGGCAGTCCGTCCAGCTGCCCGACGGCACCTGGTCGTTCCGCTTCCACTGCGAGATCCCCGCGTGGCCTCAACGCTGGGACCTGTCCGGCAACGACGTGTACGTACCGGTGCAGGCCGCCGGAATGCTGCGCCGCCTCGGGCAGGGAAAGAGGCCCTTGCACGACGCGCTGCGCCGGCACATCGAGGCAGGCATCCCGCTGGCGTACTGGCCGCTCACCGACGGCGAGGACGCACGGCAGGGCTCCGAGGTGGCCCGCGGCAGCCAGCCGCTGAGGGCGATCGGCACCGCCGGCAGTTTCTTCCAGGGACAGCCGGACTGGGGCAAAGGCACCCTGGCGACGTGGCTGGACCCGGTCGTGGAGCTGCCCGCGAACACCGAGGGCATTCTGTCCGCGCGCGTGCAGCAGCAGCCCCTGACCACGTGGACGTGCGACCACTTCCGGGCCGGAGTCGGTGGCGTGGAGGACGACCTGACCGTCTTCGACAACGGGACGGGCAGTGACACCGACCCGGTCAACGCCTGGATCGTGGTGGCCGACCACACGGTCGACGAGGTCGTGCTGCGGCTGCTGTCGGCCGGGGAGACCACCTCGTCGATCGCGGTGCTGGCCACCGTCTCCGATCCGGGCATCTTCGATCTGTCCCCGCACATGATCCGCGTGAGTGCCACCGCCAACGGCGCCAGCACCGACTGGCAGCTGGTCATCGACGGCGCCGGCGCGGCCAGCGGCACCTACGCCGTCCCGCACCGGCCCGTGTCACGGGTGCGCTACCGGTGGGGAGCATTCGCCTCCCTCACCGATCCGCTCGCCCTGGGACACCTCACCTTGTGGCAGACCCCGCCGGCAGCGGCCGCCACCTACGCCGCGCTGCGCGGCCACGAGCGGGAGCTGGCCGGACGGCGCATCGAGCGGCTATGCGCCGAGCAGGGCGTGCCGCTTCAGGTGAACGGCAACCTCGACCAGAGCCCGGCCATGGGCCCGCAGAAGCCCGCCAAGTTCCTCGACCTGCTCGACGACGCCGCGAAGGTCGACGGCGGAGTAGTCCACGAGGCCCGCGACGCGTTCGCCCTCGCCTACCGGACCAACCGGTCCCGCTACAACCAGGGAGTGTGAGCCGTGGCGTTGGATGTGAAGTCGGTGTGGGCCGGTGCGCTGACGGCCACTTCGGTGCGGGTCGTCGCCGACACGGCGCCGCCCACGAACGGGTCGCTGCTCGTCGCCGACAACGAGGCGATGACTGGGGCCGTCACCATCGGCCCGGTCACCGCGACCGGCGAGGGCATCCTCGCCTTCACCGTGACCGGCCTGGAAGCGGACACCCGCTACTGGTACGTCGTCGACGCGGGCGGGCTCAACGTGTCCTACCAGGGCACGTTCCGCACCCACCCCGGGCCGGTCGGCGAGCGCGCAAGCTACATCTTCGGCGCGGCCGGCGACGCCGGGCTGACCGGAGCCGGAGACGACTCCCACATCACCAGCGCGGTCTCCAACAACCCGGTGTTCGACACGATGACCGGGCAGGCCCGCGCCGAGGAATGGGCCTGGTTCTCCCACCTGGGGGATCTGCACTACCGCAACATCGCGACCAACGATGTGACCCTGTACCGGGCCGCGTTCGACGACAACTTCAACTACAACCTCGGCTTCAACCCCGCCGCACGGCAGGGCACCTTCTACCGGAACACCGCCCTCACCTACGTGTGGGACGACCACGACTACGGGCCCAACAACTCCGACCGCACCGCGGCCGGTAACCCGGCTGCCAACCAGGTGTACCGCGAGTGCGTACCGCACTACCCGCTCTCCGGGGGCACGACCGGCATCTTCCAGTCGTGGCAGGTGGGCCGCGTCCTGTACGTCGCCTCCGACGTCCGCTCCTTCCGCGACCCCAACAGCGACCCGCAGGACCCGTCGAAGACGATGCTCGGTACGGCGCAGCGGGCATGGATGGAGGCCCTGCTGACCACCGCCCGCGAGAGCAGCGGGGCACAGGCGCTGGTGTGGCAGAGCCCGTCACGGTGGATTGGCGGCACCGACACGTGGTCGTCGTTCCTGCACGAGCGCGACCAGATGGTGCAGCTGTTCGGGGACACGGGCTGGCTGGACCGGATGGTCCTGATGACCGCCGACGAGCATGCGCTGGGCATCAGCGACGGCCCGAACAACCCGCACGGCCGCTTCCCGATGTTCATGCTCGCGTCGATGGACTCGGACTTCTCCGCCGCCACCGACGACGCGGAACCGATCTACAACCTCGGCCGCAGTGGCGGTCGCCAGCGGTACGGCACCATGCGCGTGCAGGATGACGGGCACACCATCGCCCTGACCGGCACCGGCTACATCGACGGCACCGCCTGGCAGACGCACACCGCCTACGTGCACGTCGGCAACCCCGTCATCGCCCTGGACTACAAGTCCGCGCGCATCTCCCCGCCGTTCGAGCCGACCAAGGACGACCAGCAGCTGCGTAACCAGATCACCGCGAAGCGGGACGGCGGCGGCGAGTACACCTACGCCCTCGAGGAAGGCCGGCGGTCCGTCCAGGACCCCCCGAACGGGTCCGGCCTGTACGAGGATGACGTCACCGTCGGCGTGGCCAGCGACGACCAGCTGCCCGACCAGGCCGCCTGGCGGGTAGCTCTGGGCACCGTCAACGAGTCCCGCTACCCGTCCGTCAACATCGATCTGCGCCGCAACCCCGACCTCGCCGACGAGCTCACCGGCCTGTACCTGGGCGACAAGTTCACCATCGAACGCACCCCGCCGAACCTTCCCCCGGACCTCATCACACAGCTTGCCGAGGGCGGCACCGAAACCCTCAGCCTGGAACGCTGGCAGGTGGAGTTCAACGCCGCCCCCGCCTCGCCTTACACCGTCGCCCAGCTGCCCTCCCCGCAGACTCTCGTCCGCGGCGATTTCGAGGACAGCCTGGCAGGCTGGTCCGGGAACAACGCGGCCATCGACCGCGTCGCCTCTCCCGGGCAGCCGCCCTTCGGCGGCGACTGGTCTGTCGAGATCACCCCGAACGGGGTCTCGGCATCGGGTGGCGTGAACGGGCCGCTCACCGACGCCGGTACCGTCATCCCGGGCGAGGACTACACCGTCTCCTGCTGGGCGTACTCGCCCGCCGGCTGGTCGGATCTGCGGGCCGCGATCGACTGGTACAACGCCG